CCAGCAGGAAGCGCTGCGTCAGGCCATCCCGCTCGAGAACGAACGATTGATGGGTGCGCGCCCGGAGTGGCGCGACCAGCAGGTCTTCACGAAAGACCGCGAACAGATGACGCAGTACGCCCGCAGCCTGGGGTTCAAGGACGCCGAGCTCAGCCAGATATTCGACCACCGCTACATGCTGGTTCTGCATGATGCGGCGCGGTATCGGGCACTCCAAGCGGCCGCCCCGCAAGCGCTGAAGCAGGTCCGGCAAGCGCCAGTCATGGCCGCCCCGGGATCCCGGACGGACGTCAATCCACGCGAGGCACAGCGACGCTCGGTCGTCGACCGCCTCAACCGAAATCCTCGCGACCAGGACGCCCAGGCAGCGGCGTTCGACTTCTTCGCGAACCAGTAACAGGAGCCTGAAATGTCCGTTCCATCGGGTACTTACCAGACGTATCCCCAGACCAACATCCGTGAAGACCTGTCGAACCTGATCTTCAACGTCGATCCGTTCAAGACGCCGCTCCTGAACATGTCGAAGAAGAACAAGGCGACGCAGGGCAACCACGAGTGGGATACCGACTCGCTCGCCGCCCAGAACCTGAGCAATGCGCAGGTCGAAGGCGACGATCCCACCTCGCAGACGCTCACGCCGACCGCGCGCATGGGCAACTACGTGCAGACCTCGAACAAGGTCGTGCAGCTGTCGGGCAAATCGCAAGCGGTGATTGCGGCCGGCGGCTCGAACAAGATGGGCTACCAGCTCATGAAGAAGTCGAAGGAGCTGAAGCGCGACATGGAAGGCATTCTGACGCAGAACAGCGCGAAGGCGGCCGGCAACTCCACGACCGCGTCGAAGCTCGGCGGCCTGCCGTGCTGGCTTGCGACGAACACCGTGTTCCAGACCGGCGGCTCGCCGGCGGGCGCGAACCCGACGCTGGCTGCAAACGGCTGGACGGATGGCTCGCAGACGCGCACGTACAACAGCGTGACTGCGGCGCTCACCGAAACGATGGTCAAGTCGGTGCTGCAGAAGATCTATTCGGCCTCGGGCGAATCGCCGGAATACGCGCTGGTGTCGCCGGTAAACAAGCAGATCATCTCGGGCTTTGCCGGCCCGGGCACGCGCTTCATCGAAGTGGAAGACAAGACGCTGAAGACCGCGGTCGACGTCTACCAGTCGGACTTCGGCGACGTGAAGATCGTGCCGGACATCTTCCTCGCGCACTCGGGCGACACGTTCTTCATCAACCCGGACTACATCCGCGTGGCGTACCTGCGCCCGTTCCAGACGCTGCCGCTCGCGAAGACCGGCGACAGCGACAAGAAGATGCTGCTTGTCGACTACACGCTGGAAATGTCCAACGAGAAGGCGCACGGCGCGATCTACGACACGACCGGCTAACCGTATCTCCGTAGCGTAGTGGTGGACTGGGGCGGCTTCGGTCGCCCCTTCTTTTTTGGGAGTTTGGAATGCCCTGGACAACCATTTCGCCGTGGCGTCCCGTTGCTGGCACCGGCCAGAACATCGCTGTCGGCGCAACGTCGACCGCGAGCGCCAACCCGGTCGGACCGAACACGCAGGCTGTCTTCGTGTCGACTACCGGCAGCTGCCATATCCGCATCGGTACCGCGCCTGTCGCAGTTGCGACCGACATGCTGATCAAGGCGAGCGATCCGCCGATCGTGCTGAAGGTGGCGCCGGGCGACAAGATCGCAGTCATTCAGGACGGCTCGTCGACCGGCAACTGCAACATGATCGAGGCCACGCACTGACATGCAGACCACCTACCACGAAGAAGGCGACAAGATTCACGTCAAGTACGTGGAGGACGTCGAGCCGATTCTGGACTATGCCCATGCGAAGCGCGCGGCCGAAGGTTCGTGCGAAAAGATGGGCGAGTTCAAGCACGTCATGCGCGTGCCGATGTCCGTCCTGCTCGACATCCGCACGAAGTACGGCTGGGATTACATGGTGAAGGAACACTGGCCGCTGGTCATGAAGATCCTGCGCGGGCCCGAATACGCGGCGTTCCGCACGACCAACCGGGTGATCTGATGCAAAAATACGTCAACAGCGTGGCCGATCCGACCGGCGCACCGGTGGCGAACGCGTCGGTGCAGGTGAACACGTTTCCCGGTGGCGTGGCGGCGTCGATCTTCTCCGACAACGGTGTGACGCCCGCGACGAACCCGCTCACGACCGACACGAACGGCCAGTTCGCCTTCTACGCGGCAGACGGCCGCTACCAGCTGGTCATCAGCGGCACCAACATCCAGACGCAGACGGTGAACGACATTCTGCTCGTCGATCCGCTGCCTTCCGATCTTCCGACTTCGCTGCCGGGCTCCGCAGGAAAGCTGTGGAACAACGGCGGCGTCATCTCGGTGTCCTGACATGCTGAAACGAATTCTCATCGCGGCGCTGATGCTGCCGCTGGTTGCGTTCGCCCAGAGCTACCCGAGCCCGACGTTCAACAACGTGACGGTGCAGGGCACGCTGACGGCCGCGACGCCGGCATTCACGAGCCCGGTTCCCGTTACTTCTGGCGGCACGGGTGCGACGACTGCGGCAACAGCCCGCACGAACCTCGGTGCGGCATCGACCGGGGCGAATACGTTCACGGGGAATCAGACTGTATCGATTGCCAATGCCAACCTGACGCTCAGCGATTCTGGCGGCACTGGTCAGGCGCGCGTCAACCTGTGGAACAACGGTGTCCAGACGTGGGGCGTCGTCCTCAACAGTTCGACCAACGCGTTTTCGATCAACCGGTACGTAAGCGGGACGCTGGTCGATAACCCGATCTCGATCAGCAACGGCACCGGCACTACCGCATTCACCGTGCGCCCGACCTTCAACGGCGCAACGCCGTGGGATAGCGCGAATCTGAACTTTGCCACGCCGCCCGCGATTGGGGGCACGACGCCCGCGTCAGGCGCATTCACCACGCTCAGCGCAACAGAGCCGTCGAACGGGCTGAATACGCTGCAGGTGACCAACACCGGATCGCAGGGCGCCAACATCCACATGACCGGCAACGGCTCGACGACGCCGACGAAGTACCTGCGCGTGGTGAACGGCAGTTTCGGGATCGCGAACGACGCGAACTCTGCGCTCGCGCTCGCGCTGACCGACGCCGGCAACCTGTCGGTGCTGGGCTCGATCCAGCCGTCGCAGACCGGCGGCATTATCGGCACGAACACAACCAACAACGCGAACGCGGGCAGTGTCGGCGAGTACGTTACTGCGTCGGCAACGTCGGTTGCCTTGACAAGCGGCACCGCAACCAACGTAACAAGCATCAGCCTGACCGCTGGAGACTGGGACGTATGGGGCAATATCCAGTTCGTGCCAGCTGGTAGCACGATCATGAGTCAGTGGATAAGCAGTATCAGCTCCACATCCGCTACGCAAGCGGTCCCGCCTTTTCTGTCAGTTCAGACATTCACCACGAGTGCCGGCCTTACGCAGTCTCTGGTCGCCCCCATGCAGCGAATCTCCGTGTCCTCCACCACGACGATCTTTCTGGTGGGGACGGCGACGTTTTCGGCCAGCACTTGCGCGGCAAATGGCTATATCTCAGCGAGGCGACGCAGATGAGCTTTTCTTCAGCAACCGCTACCGTCATCAAGATCGGATTCACTGGTGCGGCCGCCCCGGGCCCTGTATCGGTGCCTGGTCTGCAGAAGGGCGATGTTCTTATCGTCCTCGCCCCCACAGGGTTTGAGTACGGATTCGAAACGGTGGTAAGCGTGAACGACGAACTGCAGCAGACGACTCCGTTCGACTGGAGCAGCGTGGGGTTCACCGGCTACCTGCTGCGCGGCGTCTGATCATGACTATCTTCGTCAAACCGGATGGTGGCGGCACTCCGACAGGTGTCGCGGGTGTCTACGACTACAACTCGCTGAAGCAGGCTGTGCAGGACTGGTTCGCGCGCTCAGACCTTGGTAACTGGATCGACTACTTCATCCAGATGGGAGAGCAGAAGATCTACCGCGACGTCTTCGCGTTGAATCAGGGGAGCGGCGTCAAGCCGATGGAAATGGCGTTCACCGGCACGATCGCAACCGACGGTACGATGGCGCTGCCGGACGGCTATCTCGGGCTGAAAAACGCGGTCGTGAACCTCGACGGCAACTCGTTCCAGCTTCAGCGCCGCAATGCCGAATTCATCTTCACGCAGTTCGCGTTCCGCGGCGCAGGCGGTTCGCCCGAATATATCGCGCGGCAGGGCACGAGCTTCATTTTCGGGCCGTCTCCCGATGGTCCGTACACGATCACCGGTATCTACTGGCGCAAGTTCCCGCAACTGACGGTCGTGAACAGCACCACCTGGATGACGGACACGATTCCGACGATCCTGCTCGCGGCGGTGAATGGCGCGGCCGCGCGCTTCAACAAGGATGGCGAGTCGCTGCAGATGTGGGACGCGGAATACGCATCGCAACTGCGCGATTTCCTGCTGGCTGACCGAGCTGAAGAACAGTCCGGCTCGGCGTTTGCGATGGTGGCCGGCTGATGCTGCTCCCGATCGCGGACTACGCACCGGACCTGCCGGTCAACAACCAGTCGGGCATGTCGGCCAATGTGGTGAACCTGTTCCCGCGTTCACGCGAGTCGTGGGGTCCGGTCGGCACGCTGTCGACATTCACCAGCAACGGGCTCGACTCGCAATGCCTCGGCGCGGCGATGGCGATCGACACGGGCGCGAACAATTTTCTGTTCGCAGGCGACGCGGGCAAGCTCTACGAACTCGCGCCGGGCAATGCAGCCTTCACCAACGTGAGCAAATCCGGTGGCTACAGCCTGCCGGTTGGCGAGCGCTGGAACTTCACGCAGTACGGCCAGAGCATCATCGCGGCCGGGCAGGGAGAGAACCTGCAGTCGTTCACGCTGAACTCGAGCAGCGCGTTCGCTGACCTGTCGGCGCAGGCCCCGCAGGCGCGCTACATCACCACGATCAAGGACTGGGTGATGGTGGGCAACACGTTCGACAGCACGAATGGCGCGCAGCCGCAACGCGTGCAGTGGTGCGCGATCGACGATCCGTCCACATGGCCGCCGGAAGGCAGCGTGACGGAAGCGCAGTTGCTGTCGGGATCGCAGATCATCCCGGGCGACCAAGGCTGGATCATGGGCCTCGTCGGCAACCTCGGCAATGCGGACGGCGCGATCTTCTTCGAGCGCGCGATCTTCCGCGTCGTGTTTCAGGGCTCGCCCACGGTGTTCGGCTTCTACCCGGCGGAAGGTGTGCGCGGCACGCCGGCGCCGAAAAGCATCGTGCAGCTCGGCGCGCTCGCATATTACCTCGGTGAGGACGGCTTCTATGCGTTCGACGGTGCGACGTCTACGCCGATCGGTGTCGATCGTGTCGATCGCACGTTCTGGAACAGCGTGAACACCTCGTTTCTCAGCAATGTGATCGGCGCGGTCGATCCGGTGAACCGCCTCGTCATGTGGCTGTATCCGTCGAACTCGGCGCCGGGCGGCGTTCCCGATTCGCTGCTGGTGTTCAACTGGGCGCTCAACAAGTGGGGCTTTGCGCAGGTCAACGCCGAATATATCTTCCGCGCGATCACGCAGGGCTTTTCGCTCGACTCGCTCGATAACTACGCAGGCGGGATCTACAACCTCGACACGCTGCCGTTCTCGCTGGATTCGCGCGTGTGGACCGGTGGTCAGGTGCTGATGGGCGCGTTCACGCCGCAGCATAAGCTAGCGTACTTCACCGGCACGCCGGCCAATGCGACGGCCGACACGGTCGAGATCGAACCGTTTGGCTCGAAGGGCAAACGCGCGTTCATCACCAGCGTGCGGCCGCTCGTCGACACGGTGTCATGCAGCGCACAGATCGGCACACGCAACCGGCTGGCCGACGCCGCGGTGTTCACGCCCGCTAGTCCATTGAACGACAACGGCGATTGCAGCGTGCGCGCCGACGGTCGCTACGTGCGCGCGCGGCTGCAGATCACGGGCAATTTCACCCATCTGCAGGGCATCGAGGTGCCCGAGGAAGGGATCGACATGTCGGGGTCGCGATGAGCAACCAGGGGTACAAGGGCGTCAC